TCATCCCTGTGTGCCTCTATGAACTGAAAGAGACCGATATTGGTCTCTTTTATGTGTTCTATCTCCACCCACATCGAATCGATTACAATATATATATTATAGATCGTAACAATATTTGCAATCATTAATGCTGCTGTGCAGATTAAAACTGTCCATACAATTACGCCGCTAGCATATGCTCCGAGCGTTATCTTGAAGTCGTTCATGTGCTACCTCCGATCTTAAATCTGTTAAAGCATCTAAGTGTTTTTGCCATATAGGCTTAGCACTTTCTGGAGCTGTTGCTACCATTCGACGCAGTTTTTCTATTCTATTTAAAAACAGTAAATAATCACTCATATACATTCTCCTGATTTTTTACCCCGTGCTTCAATGCCGCCTTCTACGTTTTCACGGCATTGATACGCTGGAAGTGTTACCCAACCTTGAGAACTACACTGTGAACAGTTATGTTCTACTAGATCTGGAGTACTTACAACCTTAATAAAGCCATTCCCATTACAACGTGGGCAAATAGCTTTAACGTCGTGCTCGCCCGTTAGATCTACCATGTTTTTTCCTCATTTCTTTTTCTAGTAAAAACTCTATCACTTTTTGTACACTTACTGGTACTTCGAAACGATTATGAGCTAAATCTACTAATTTCATATGTGTACCAGTTGATACTGATACAGATTTAAATCGACTTATATCTGGCATTCTTTCCTCCTTTTGTTATCATATTCTATGGGACTATATAGAGCAATTATTGTATTTGACAAGAGTTTATTTTAATTTATTATACAAAAATCTTCTCACCTTCATGTGTCGGCGGCTTTTTCCTTAGTTGCCGGCATTTTTTTGTGTCTTTTTGGTCACATATATATAATTTTAACATCTAAATTTTTTGCCGACTTATTTTTGACACGATTTATTAGGGTGCCATCTTTTCTATAACTTTTTGATTTGACATCATACAAATCCACGGTCCCCGTTTCAGTGTTCACGATAATGAGATCCGCTGGGCCACGATTACCAAAATCATAATAGATATGGGTATGTGGTTTATCCAGAAATTTCATAATCGCTTTTAATTCATTACGAATACCGATTTGTGGCTTATGTTTGTGATTAGTTTCTCGGCGCTTTAACAACATAACTCTCCTCTAAATAATTAAATGTAACTTTACCGTTGATATGTTGAGTGTGTTTCACTTTACACGACATACATTGATAAATTCTTTTTTCATCTTTCGTTATTAATCTTACAAACGGAACATACATGTGGCATCCTTCGCATACCCCAAGTGTGATTTCTACTGGATCTTTTTCAGTGTATACCACCCCAATTATCTCCTGATTCGTAATCTACTTTATTTGGCACTTGTAACTCAACCGCTTCTTCCATAATTCTAATAATTTTTTCTGCATCCGGTAAGCTTGGAACTGAGATATCAAGTTCATCATGTATTTGTATATGGGGAATCACCCCCTCCCTATACAAGGCCAACATGGATTGTTTTGTCATGTCCGCAGCTGATCCCTGGATCAACTTGTTCAAAGCCTTATATGTGAACGCGCGTTTAATCCCCGGTCCGTGCTCCCTGAGAGCATCAGCGTGGGGCAGTGGTTTCTTTATTCCAAAACCATGGGGCTCCCACAAATCAAAATGACACAGTCTTCCACCTATCGTTCTAATTTTTCCACTATCATCGGCGCGTCTGCTCACGGCCTCTGATAACATCTTAACGAACGGTGCTTTCATGTGATAATTTTTTAAAAGTTTTTCTGCTGAGTCTTTAAGTAATCCTAGCTCAGCCATGAGTTTATTTTTACCCATGCCATACATAATTCCTAAGTTAATAGTTTTTGCTTGTTTCCTATCAATGCCGGCCATGTCTGCAATCATTTCATGAAAGTCTGCGCTGTCATCTTTATAAGCATCAACGATTGTGTCTGTTCCTTCTAGTCTCATCAGCGATGCGAAGTGTACTAAGATTCTTGGTTCCTGTTGGTTGTAATCGAAGCAGCCCCACGTGCATCCTTCTTCTGGTATAAATATAGATCTAATCAGCGGTCCGAGCTCCTTGTGCCGTGCAGGAATTTGTTGCAGGTTAGGGTTAGAATAACTGAATCTACCAGTGACTGTACCACCTTGGTCAGATCTAATTTGATTTATATCAGCATGGATCCTGCCTTTATATTCGTGCTTTAAGATTGTATCAATAAAGGTTGTGTTAGCTTTATTAACTTCTCGTGCGCTATTGATTAACTTTGGAAGCTCTGCTGGATGAGTAGCTAAGAAATTTTTAGTAAATGATGGTGCTCCTTTTTCAGTTCTATCATAAGGAAGTTTTAAATTGTCGAACGCTTTAGCAATAGATGCTGCGGCCCATATTTCTAGATCAAAACCTACTAATTTATTAATGTCTTGATGTAATTTTTTCTCAGTTTTTTCTAAGTTATCTTTAATAGAGTGAGCTACATCTAGATCAACACGCACACCTTTAAATTTCATGTCGACTAGACACGGGAATAGATTCGTTTCTAAATTAAATACATCCCACAAATCCTGTTTAGCTATTTCATGTTGCATAGCAGCCCATAACTTTAATGTAATCTCTGCATCCTTTTCAGCATATTCACCTACAAATGGTGCAGGTAGTCTCCACATTTCAGCTTTAGGATCAACACCCCAATCTTTCGCGGCTTCTCTTAACAGATTTTCATGCTTACCTGTGCCTACATAATCTTTTGCAACTGCATCGAGTGTATAACGAAATCTATTTTCGTTAACTAATGATGCTGCAATCATAGTATCAATGATGCCACCATTGATATAGAAACCCATAGATCTAATCCAGGACACATCATACATGGCATTATGAAATATTTTAGTAGCTGTTGTGTTTAAAACTTCTTCGAACCAATCTAACACTAATGCGCGGTCCATGTTCCCACCGCCTTCATGATTGATAGGGAAGTAACCTGACCATCCCTCTACTGCCACTGCAATACCAACTACTTCACCATCACGTCTGATTGAACCTGATCCCATCTTTATTAAGTTAGGGTCTCTGGTTTCTAAGTCTATTGCTATTTCTTTGTGCTGACTTAAGTCAGGTAAAGTAACTGGTGGAACCCATTCAGTTTCCGGTGTGAACATTGGTGTTTGTAATGGTCTCATTTATATTGCTCCTTTAGTTTATTTAAAAACCAAATAGCTTTATCTAAATCTTCAATGGGTTTTTTCTTATGTTCATGGCGCCAAATATATTTCAACGCCGAGCCCTGCAAGTAATATCGAAAGCCATAGCCTTGGCATGATGCAATTGCATCAATACATTGAACACCACCTTTATTATAGTGTGCGGGGAAATTTACTGGGTCATGTTTTTTCATAATACATAAGCCCTATCGTAGTTTTTTGGTTCTAAAATATGTAATGATTTTTTTGCTCGTGTTACAGCAACATAAAAAAGTCTGTGTAATTCGTCTGGATTAATATCGTTGTTGTCCAAAGCAGACTTAGTAATATCAGGAAGTAATAAGACATTATCAGCTTCCCCTCCTTTCGCCCCGTGTATTGTTGATAAAGTTATTCTTGGTGTTTGTGTAATTTTTTCATTATTGGCTAGCATATTTCTAATATAATTTTCTGTGTCAGAATCTAATCCAGCGAACGCTTTATACCAAACATCTTGTGTTTGTAATCCATGCTCCGCGACGCATTCTTCAATGTGATATCCTTCCTTGTCATCATTCATTGTCTTACCTGTTTTATACCCTTTAGTTACATTGTCGCCAAGATAAGAATAAATATTTTTTATTGAATGGGTATTCAATATATGTTTAGATGTTCTCCACTTTTCCCAGGCCTGAATTGCTAAAAGTAGATCTAACCTAATAGAATTCTTGTGCTTATGTGAATAGTACCATCCTTGTAACTCACATAGATCTTTTATGTCATCTAAGAAATGGTTGGCTGATGATAATACTAACCATTCACCACGCGACATGTCTACTTGAGTAACATCAGTATATCTAGTTAGGTCTCCCAACTCTTGTCTTGGTAAATAATCTTTATTGTATCTATTAGTTACCCGTTTAATAATTTGTTGAGATAATTCATGGATAGGTCCACCAGGAATCCTGTAAGATTGTTTTAATGTATCAATGTGATCTACTTCTTCTTTAAGCGCGATGAAAGAATCAACATCAGCACCAGCCCACCTAAATATAGCCTGATCATCGTCTCCTGCAATATATGTTTTATTTGCTTTCTTCCAAATAGTTTTAACCATCCTCCATTGAAGTGGTGAGAGGTCTTGTGCTTCATCAATAAATAATACGTCGAAAGATGGTGATACATCTTGTTCAATAAATTTTTCCAACATGTCATCATAATCTACTAGCCCTTTTTCTTTTTTATACTTCCTAAGTTCTTGATCTAAAAGGTATAATATATCTCGTTCAATGTCTAGAACATGTTCATTTTTGTCGTACTCATCCAACACATCAACCTCTTTAACTCTAGCTTTATTAATTAATTGTAAGTATTCATTATCAGAATAAAAAACACCATCGTCTTCTTTGTACCATGCAGTTTTTATAGGTATCCCACATTTAATACCAAAGTCTTTGTAGTCTCTCGACTTCATCATTCGTTCTTTCTTTATACCCAGTGTTCTAAAAGCTAATGAATGTAAAGTTCTAAAATAAGGTATGTCATTTTTATCTATTTTAAATTTTTCTTCAGCTCTAGATTCTGCTTCGTATGCAGCTTTTTTTGTGAAAGAAAAATAACCTATCTTTTTAATACTGGTGCCAGCACGTAAAAAATCTTCTACTAAATTTAGTAGGGTTGTAGTTTTTCCTGTGCCTGGTGGTCCAAGTATAATTGTTTTCATTCTATAACACTTCCTTTATGGGTTTTTGCCACTCCAGAATTGTTTTGACTGGGGGTACCCCATTTTAAATTTTCTACATTGAACCATAAGTGGTAGTTGTTTACTGTGCTTTCATTAATGTGACACACATAAGTTTGAGTAGGAAATTCTTGTTCAATAAATGCTGTTGCAACGAGAACATGACAAGATACTAAAGCATTTATATTAGTACCTTGTGTGCCACGTATACCCTTTATATTCCAACGAGGATACTTAATTGGCCTAGTTAAACAGGGGGAAACAAAACCTCCGTTTTTACGATTGATAGTTATCGTATTTATAACATAAGGAAAGATAGGCCCCGCATCTGGAAGATATGGATTTATACCTCCCGTTTTGTATATAAAATATTTACCTTTAGGAAGGTCTTTAAACTCCCAGTTTTTTCTATTCACAAAATTATTCTTATTTATATTTAAATCTTTCAAGGTAGAAAGATCAACTCTATCGGCATCTCTTATCTTTATTTCTTCTGGCCAAAGATCCATCTGCATTAAAATGGTGTCTCCTCATATTTAACTTCACTAATAGTTGGTTCAGTTTTTTTCATAGATTTTATTTTTATTAAATGTGGGTTTTGATCTTTAACCTTTAGTCGTGTTTCTTTTTCAAATAAATCTAAACCTTTAAGTAAATTCCCAGTCTTGGTTCTGTCTAACTCCCAGTTATTTCTTTTACAAAAAGAATAGAAGTCATCCATTCTAAAATAAGTATGACCATCATCAGTCCATGCCATCTTACTTAAAATATCATCTCTAGTTCGTGCTTGATGTCTGTTAACTGTAAACTGCTCTAACAAATGAACTAATACTTCTTTAGGATCTAAAGATTTTAATGGTTCAATCTCCTGTACTCCAGCCATTAACGGTTTAAGATATATCTCTCTCCAGTCTGGGCCCTTAGGTATTGTACCAATCACCACTCCTGCTTTATCCATAACCTCGATTGCAAATAGATTTGCGTTATGTAATTGCTCCTTAGTTAACTCTACTCTCTTACCATCTACATCTAAAAAATATTGTGATGGAACAGAACAGATTTTTGATAACGTTCCTAGTTCTGGCATCTGCTCTTCTTCATAACCCACACCAAATTTTTTAGTACGACATTTTGCTGCGTTACATACATCACAGATAGGTTGGTCTTTACATTTGTACTTGTAGTCTTTTCTACTCATAGATTTAATAACTGTCTGCACTTCTTGGTAAGATAAAGGTGGTGTCATATATTTTTGATTGTATTCACCGACCTTGTGTTCCCAATCGTCATAAGCTTTCTTACAAAATATAGCTATATTAACTAATGCATTATTTCTTGAGCCTTCACCAAAACCCTCAATAGCTAATCTATTTAAACAAGGAGGACCCTTTTTAAAGGCCTCTTCTTCCACTACTTTTTTTATTTTTATTTGTTCTATTTGTTCTTTTGTTTGTACCCACTCATCATATATAGAATAGAATGATTCTAAACTAGCGGCTTCACCACCCGCTGAAAATGTATATCTTAATCCTCTGACCCCTCCATGATATGGAAGATTTAAAAAGTTACCTGTATCTCCTTTCTCTACATGTATTACAGTTTGCTTTGGAAAGATCTCACTACCTGCGTAACCTAAAGCTTCTGCCATTTCTTTGAGTTTGGATTGCATCAATGATGCAGGAATAAATTCTTTTGCAAATAAAAATAAATGTGCGCCACCAGATTTTGATCTAAATGTTACTAAAGGAAAATCCATTCCTTTTATAATTCTCATTATTTTTTGATGGTCAAAATCATATTCATCAACATCTATACAACCCCATCTGCATTCATTCTTCTCATTAATAGGGATAATACCAAGAGCAGGATCTTTACCCTCTAGGTGTTCTTGCCATAGTTTATCTGTGATTGGTTTTCTTTTGACTAGAGCTTTAGCGACTGCTTTACCTTTATCGGTGGTCTCACCAGTCCGTTTCATTATTCCATAAGCACTATTATTTCCTTCAAAGATTTCCTTAAACTTCACTTTTTCTTCCTCGGTCTTCCTCTAGCTTTTCCATAGTTTGGTCTAAATGTTGGCTTGCATAATTCATTACAATATTGTTTTGTTGTTTGCCATTTTGATATAGAAAACTCACTTCCACATTTTATACATATTTTAATCATTATATTTATCCTGTCCTTCTAACCATTGTATTATGTCGTCTTCTTTAAAATATTTAACTAATCCTATCTTAATATATGGGACATTAAATGTGCCGTTGCGAATTTTGCGATTAACTGTTCCTTGTTCAAATCCACGGGGGATTCCTATGTCCCTCATAAATTTTTGCACCTGACTTATCGATACTCTTTGCATTTCTTTCTCCTATTTAATATAATGAAGAACCTCGGACACGGGGGAGTTAATCCGAGGCTCTTCTCATGTTTAAAACGGTACTTCTTCTTTAGAATTAGTACTATCTTTTCCATGCTTCGCTTCCACTGTGCCCGTAGTTACACTAGAAGCAAACTGTTTTGCAGTCTCGTACATATTTTTATCTGTTACGGGACCAACTAAAGTTATGTTCCAACCAAACCACGTACCTTTATCATTTGATTGTTGGACTGTAGTTAAGTTATACATATGACTGTATGAAGCCGGTGTGAACAGACCATCTTTGCCTTGCATTTTGATAGTGTTCATCATCGTATTCCATGTGCGGCTCACCTTCAATTGTGTCGACTTCATGGAAATCAAGGCTCCTTGACAATCCATTAAAAGCACAAAATAAGACGCAGTGTTTTCTAGATAGTTACCATTAGGTAATCTATCTTTCCAGTCAGATCCTCTAGTAGCTTCTTTAATGATGCCACTACTAACTGGATGGATAGCAACAGGAGCACTTGTGCCCTCGCCTCTATCGCTCCACTCAACATACTCTCGCTTATAACCGCAAGGAATTACTCTTACACCTTGCTCGCCATCAAACAATTGCTTAGTCACGGTATTAAAAATCATACCTGGCTCTGCATGTTGTATATATTTGGCATCACGTTTGTTTGTTTCGGGGGATAGCTGTCCTAGTACACGTAAGAAAGGCATAGCAAAATCTTCGCTACTCATTCCCTGCATACCACCAGCCTTGTCTTCTTCAAACATACTCGCTAGAGCTACATCTGAATTTTCTTTTTTAGTTACTTGGTTCATGTTTCATTCTCCTTGGTTCATGATTTCCGGCTTATTTTTGTTTGATCCTTTATAAATAAATGAAAAGAATCCGGGGGCATATCGAGGCCGGCCTCGATACGCTCCCTATAGAGTGCCTTCAAAGTCATCGGCTCAACTTTTGATTTTTGTTGAGGCTCAAACCCTTCTTGCACTGCAAGGTTGAGCAATTGCTCCGCCTTGTTATCTTCGCCTTTACCGAACGTAACAAAGACTTCATTTTTAATGATGTCTCCTAGTCCGTTATCTCGAAGCCATTGGTAAGCTGATGCTAGGTTATCTTTTTTAACCGTACAGCTGTATGTCTTTTTTATGGACACACCGCTGCCGTCAGCTAATTTCAGAGATGATAATCCCTGCTCCGCGAGCATATTGGGTATGATCTCTGATGCAATCTTATCGGCTTTATCTTTAAGTTTTTTTGTCTCTTCTTCTTTAGTCGATATTTCATCTTCTAAAGCTTGGAGTTCTAAACAGTAGCCTGATAATTGCTGAATATCTGTTTTCTCTATTACTTCTTGTTGATCTTGTTCAAGATCTTGTATCGTTAGTGTCGCCATTATTTTATTTCTCCTTTGTTATATAAATCAAATGTAAGAGGATAGTATCTTCTTTCTTGCCTGTCCCATTTCAGTAAATTAAAATTACCATTCGTAATATCACTTACAATAGCAGTAGATAAACCTATGATAGCAGGATCACCTGTACATAAAATATAATCATTTGGTTTGAAATCTCTTAAGTTCTTCCTCATCTTATGAATAAAAGGTGCGGGACTAAACTGTAGTTGTGATAGTTCTGGCAAACAAATAACTAGATAGCCATAATCAGATGCCGCTAAAATATTAATATTTTGTGGTGGATGTTGTAAAACATAAACGAAATTTTCGTTAGGACTTTCCTTAATAAAGTCTAGGAATTCTGCTAATTGTTTAGGTTTATATAATTCAAATAATTTATTTCTCATAATGAACTTTCTTGTATTGACTTCTTATATATGAATTGTTATATGAATGTCAACATAAGAAAGTAAAATAAATTATGATAAAAGATTATAGGTTTAAGACTAAACCCTATGACCATCAAATTAAAGCCTTAGAGAAGTCTTGGGCCTCAGAAACCTTTGGTTTATTTATGGAAATGGGTACAGGAAAATCCAAGGTCCTCGTTGATAATATATCTATGCTGTATGACAGAGGCGCGGTCCGCGGTGCGCTAATCGTTGCACCCAAGGGTGTGTATAAAAACTGGGATGAAATAGAGTTCCCCACACATATGCCTGAACATGTTGATTACACTAAGGTTTTGTGGGAAGCAAATTTGACAAAGAAAAAACAGTTAGAACTTGATACTTTATTTGATGATAAAGGTGATCTTAAGATATTGATAATGAATGTAGAAGCATTCTCTACAACAAAAGGACTGGACTTTGCTCACAGTTTCCTTAACATCTTCCTTGGAAAAGCTTTAATAGGGATTGATGAATCTACGACGATCAAGAATCCGACAGCAAAGCGTACCAAAAACATTTTAAAAATAGGGAATCTTGCTAAATACCGTAGAATATTAACCGGCTCTCCAGTTACCAAATCACCACTTGATTTATATAGTCAATGTGAATTCTTAGACCTATGGCATTTAGGGCATTCTTCTTACTATAGCTTCCGATCACGTTATGCACACATGATTGAAAGAAATTTCGGTGGGAGAAGTGTTCAGCTAGTTGGTAGTTATAGAAGACTTGATGAACTTGCTGAGAACCTAGAAAAGTTTTCTTATAGAGTATTGAAGGAAGATTGTTTAGATCTCCCCCCTAAAATATATATGAAGAGAATTATAGAACTCACCGATGAACAGAAGAAAGTTTATGCACAAATGAAACAAATAGCTTTAGCTGAACTCGATGGTAAAGTGATGAGCTCAATTAATGTTATGACACAGCTGATGAGACTTCATCAGATCACTTGTGGTCATTTTAAATCAGACGATGGAGAGATCCAACACTTAAAAAATAATAGACTTGATGAATTAATGTCGTTGCTTGATGAAGTTGAGGGCAAAGTAATAATCTGGGCTAATTATGTGGAAGATATAAAAAAAATAGTAGGAACTCTAAAAAAAGCTTACGGAGAGGACTCTACAGTCGAATATCATGGGTCAGTGGACCCAAGGTACCGCCAGGAACAGATTGCTCTATTTCAAGAGAAAAACAGCCCTGCGCGCTATTTCGTAGGAAACCCACAAACTGGAGGGTATGGAATTACTCTTACCGCTGCGAGCACAGTAATTTATTATTCTAACAGTTATGATCTAGAAAAAAGATTACAATCTGAAGATAGAGCACATCGAATTGGTCAAAATAATAGTGTTACTTATGTTGACTTGGTAGCAGAAAAGACTATAGACGAACGTATCGTCAAATCACTACGAAATAAAATAAATATCGCAAATGAAATCATGGGGGAGGATCTTAAAGATTGGATCTAAAGAAGTATCGGTTCGTATGCTGTGCGTCCTTCTATTTTCTTCGCTTGCAGTACTTGCTTGCGCGGTGTTTCTGGTTCTCTTTTCACTGAACAATGAATCCAACCCGAGTTGGGGTCCACGCCATCATAAAATTCTAGAATCAATTGATCAAACTCACAGTTAGCCACGATCCACGCTGCGAGTTCCTTGTTGTCAACTGAATGTATCTCGAAGTCTGCTGCCTCACCCTTGGCATGTTGTGACTTAGACGAAGATCCGATAGCCTCGCACAACTCTGGGCTTCTATAGCCTGAGGATATCATGACCGGTTTACCGAAGTGTTCACGCACTGGTTGTAGGACAGTCTTCGCTAGGTGAATAAGATTATTAATCTCCGCGGTCCCCGGTTCATTGTTAATGTTTTTGCGGATCGCTGTTTGAGATTTTGTTAGCTCGGCTAACGTAAAATTATTTGATAAGTTCACATTCCTACCCTATTTAGAAGCGCCTCTATAATTATTAAACCAACAGCCCCCACCGTGGTTAACACAACCCAATAGATTTTGTCTACCTTGCCACCCAATCTATCAATTTCACACTTCATGTGCTTGAGATGGTTTTCTTTTATATTTCTCATCTCACGTTTCACACCTGTAATGTGTCCATTCAATGCAATAATATGTTCGCGCTGTGTTTTAGGTTCCACTAAACTGTTCCCCGCTGTCTCTGTTGAATTAATTTTTCGCTAGGGGATAATAACGCAGTTTCCGTTTGAGTCAATCCTGTTTGTGGGTCAGCATCTTGATTCATATTAACCTGTGATACGTCAGGTGTGGGTGTATTTGGTAGAGGTGCCACTTGATTTTGACTTATCATAGATTCAAAACCACTTGCCGAAGGCACTCTTTCTGGTTCTATTGGCATAGGATCTCTGTTTGGATCTAATAAATCCTCAAATTTAATTCTTTTCATTTGTCTTATTATTTTTCTTAATTTAGAGAAAGGTTTAAGATCACCTTTTCTAATAATAATACCATTTCTTTTATATTCATTATATAAATCGTCTGCTCTTTTTCTTAATCCAGACTCTGAGAATGAAACAGGTGTGAATTTACCATCCATTAATCTATCTAGGTTTGGAACGTTACGACCTTCTTTTCCTAGTACTTTTTCAATTTGATTTTTAGTTAATAAACCACTACTCAATGATTGTTGAAACATTTTCCATACTTCAAACTGAGCGGCTAGAGCTTCATTTTGTATATCTTTAAACTCTGCAGCCATAACCTCTGGTCCGCGCTCCAAGGCATTTTCTTTACTAAAGAAGTGTTCGGTTTTAAATGCGTTACTTCTTATCTCACGAATATCAATTGCCTTATAGTCAAGTGCAGCGACTGGATCTACATTCATAATAGAACCTCCCAATAATCTTATAAGAACATCACCAATCTCCATTACACGCCCACTCTTTGTATCTAAACTTAATGCATCTAACACTTGCCCTGAACTTCTAATGAATCCTGGTGCAATTGTTCCTAAGAAATGGTTCCAGCTTTTTTCAACCTTTTCTCCAAAATCATCGGACGGAGAAAAAATAATTGAGCCATCACGAGACCGTCCTTGACGTGCCCATATATCAAATGCAGGTTCAAGTGCGATTGCCTCTGTTGTAAATGGTTCAAGAAATGCCATTAGTGGTCCAGCTGCATCAAATAATCTATTATAAACTTCACCATCTATCTCTGTGACCAATCTTGGAGTCCTAAGTTCTCTAAGAAAACCATTGACTGGGTCAATTACATAAGCATATGGATTGTATGTTGATAAATTAAAAGCTTTAAATAAGCCTGTTTTTTTATCTTGATTAGTTAATGGAACTAAAGCGTGGTCTTGCATAAAGCCTGGACCAAGATCTTCTAAATATGCTTTTGTCATATCTGGATTTACATCAGTTAAATAATGACCAAGGGCTTTCACAGATTCATTGACACCATAAAGTGTAGTGAATTGACCAAACAATGATCTATAACCCATAGCTTGTAGTCCAGGATTACCTGAAGCTATATGTTTTAAAGAAAGACTTAAAGTAGTTGCACTGGTTCTTAACATTTCTGCAGGAAAAGATATAAAGTTACCAATAGGAAGTTTTCTAATAGCTTGCACAACAGG